TCTAGGCTTGTGTATGTTTCTGTAATGTCACGCAGTGCTGTGCGGTAGGCTGTCTGCTCCGCTGTCATTGTCAGGTCAGACGATGCCCACCAGTCTGTGTTTGCGAGACGTTGGTTGCGTTCGGCTCGTAAGGCCATCATGTTCGCCTCAGTGGTCACGGCCGCTTCGTCATAAGAGACTACGTTGCCGTCTGCGTCATAGGCGATGTCGCCAATGATGTAATCAACATTTGGTTGTTTCTGAATTACCACATACTTTTCAATCATTGTGCCACCTCAATTACGGTAAGCCTTGATGGAGAATAGGGGTTAGACATAAAAGTAGTGGGGTTAGAGGCTTCTCGTCTGCCTTCTACTTTAACAGTTATTGAAGTCCCTGCTTGCCCAGACGTAACTGTGTGAAAGTGAGTCATGGTATTTTGATGAGACTGGCGTTCATCAGCATCAAATCTATTGCCGTAAATTTGGAAAACGCTTGTTGCTGATCCGCCAATATCAAAACGATATTGACCGTATGGGTAATAAGCACTTTGATTAGTGTTTATAATTAAAAAGTTAACATCCCCGATGATGTACAACTTGTTTCCAGAAGTAGTTGGCGTAATACTTAAAGACACCACATCGGTATAACCTGTGTTGCTATGCGTGATACTAGTTGTGTTATCGTTACTGACCATCTGCAACACACTACCCAAAGGCAATGCCGCAGACGTAATTGCACCACTCGCCAAATCAGCCGCAGTAACAACCCCATCCTGTACAAGCGATACGCCAGTTGTTCCGTTTAGTTCTAGTGCCATCTTACACCACCACCCATCTTGATCCTGTTGGTACTGTGACTGTCACACCTGTGTTTATTGTTAGTGGACCAGTCGATAATGCATTCGTATCTGTTGTAATTGTGTAGTTTGTTGTCACTGTCTGATCATTCTCATAAAATACTTCATCTGATCCACCACCAGTCGCTCCACCACCTAAGCTGACACCAGCATCAATCTTAGCTTGAGTGATAGCACCGTCAGCAATCTCAGCAGTATCGACTAATCCATCTGAAATTAAGTCAGCTAAATTACGTGCTTTAGACATTAGATAGCCTCCGGCCAATCGTTAATAGGAGCATTGCCCGTGGGCATACCGTCAGCGTCCACAGGAGCGTCATAGAGAGCTTTAAATTGTTCTAGGGTAGTAGCACCAGCTATGGCAGTTTCAATAGCCTCTGACGCAGTTCTGACAGCCGTTCTGTAATCCAAGACGGCAGTTGGTATTTCCGCTCCCGTCTCTGCCTTTCTCGTAACCATCCAATCAGTTGGTTGTAGGAGTCCAGCCGCTGTTGCTTTGACTTGGGAGATTGCATTAGACTTTAGCCCCCTAGTTATAACCTGATTGCCTTCAATGTCAAGTACTGGATCACCATTTTCATCAACAGCGTCTACGTCTACCAATGACTTCTCGACTCCGGCTGACCAGTAAAAGCGATTGTCGAACGGTACAGGCTGTAAGTCCTGATTCCATACAAGACCTTTAGCGGCTTTCTCTTCGGCAGTCCAACGATACCACTGAGCAGGATGCTGTACACCTTCAGCGTCAGTCCACGCCCTGCCTTGCTTGATGACTCTACCTAAGTAAGTCCACATTGTTTCTATCTCCTATCAGCGAGCGTTGCTGTACTTAAATGGGTTTTCGGCAAAGGCCATGTAGATGTAGTCTGACCCTGACTGATTCCATTGACTACCGTTGGTTCTGATTTTCATACCATTAGATAACCAATCAACAGAATATGAAGCCCCACCGCCAGATTCAGCATCAGAAGTATTGGGGAATAATCTTTCATCTACAAAATTAAATGGATCACGTTCTTTGTCGTAAATAACCCAGTTTGCTGTACCGTTTCTTTTAAAAAGCATGAAGGCAGGACGAAATCCCAAGTAAACGAAAGGCCCGTCTGTGTCAGAAGTCCCCGCCCATTTCCCAATTTTTGAGAAGCCTTCGACACTGTGGAAGCAGTAGGCTATCTGGTTCGTTCCATTGGTTGCCGCTGATGTGCCAATGCTGAACACTGTTGCTGTGGTATCTGTGTCGTTCCACTGCGCTGAGTTAGTTGATGCCGCCGCTGTACTATTAAGAGTCAGTTGGTGTGTGCCGCCACCGATTGCTTCAGCATAGACTTTCCAATCGTCACCAGAGCGATCTAGGCGTTTGCAGAAAATCATTTCAGGAGCTTGATTTAACCCGTGACCTACCGTGGCCGCAGTTCCTGTACCTTCATACTTGACCACACTAAACCCAGACTCCGTATTCGCACTCACTGTTGAAGTGATAGTGCCATCTGTGTTGGATACACCAGAGCCGTTGGCTTTCCAGTTCCATGCAACGTGGTTATTAGTTTCGTTGTATGAAGAACCTAAACTAAACCCGTCTGAATCAAAGGACGAAACACCTGATAATGTAGACTCTGCGTCTGTTGAGTTAGATTTAATGCGTTGGTTTACGCCTCTTATAGAATCATACCAAGCATGATTAGATACGGTATTTCGTGGTTTTATCCAGACTAAGTCAGGCTGAAACCCTACACCAGTAATTGCATTTGAACTTGTGCCAGTACCCGTATACAACACCGTATTAAAGTAATCGGAAGGACTACTTCCCTGTGCAGGGTCTATCGCAGGATTGGGTAGGTTGGCTGTGCTGAGTGCGAGGTAGTCTGTGGGTGCGTTTGTAAAAGCAAAAGGTCTCTGGCCGTAATTTATAGAAGCGCCAGACGGGGTGTAATAAGCCCCAACACCAGCAAACCATTTCCCAGCAGTTATTCCAGATGCCCTTGGGTCTGTTCCTGTAGATGGGTCAGCAGTCCCGCTTGTGTTGTACCAAGATACAGTTGAGCCGCCTGACGCAACTCTACCAAACCAAATTTTTCCAGCATCAGCATCATAAGCAATTACTAAAGTATCTCCGTTTCCTACATTGGTAACGCTCCACGATGTTGTGGTGTTCATCCACTGGGTTGTAGAAAAGAATGTGCCGATTGAACCCACAGTCATTGAGGCGCAAGATACTGTTTGCTGTCCTAAAAGCGGAGTTGCCCCGTCTATCAACCCTGCCGTAATCATGTACGCAGAATTGGTGTTTGTTACTTGCCAAATCCACTTACCAGTTGACGGTATTTGAAAAGTTGAACGACCTGAATATAAGTCGCTTGTGTTTGCTGGTACAAAATCTAAATTGCCGTTTGACAAAGTAAGATTTGAATTCTTGTCCAGCGGATTCAACGTAGCAAAGTTATCAGTCGGACTATCAGCCACCGTATCGTTATGGTCTAGGTTGACAGGTTGCCAGTCGTTGTCATTACCAGACTGATCTAGCCAGAAGGCCGCTTCCCGTGTGTCTGCAAAGGCGGCATAGATGTATGTGTCGCCTGTGCTGTTGTTTGAGTTACTGTTGTAATCGCCTGTTGTGTTTACTTCAAATCCTGTATCAGTAAACGTAATGCCGTAGTTGTTTGGTTGATTTGTTATCTCTGCGCTAGAGCTATTAGGAAATAATGCATCATCCTTCAGCCCTTCAGGTACTTGTCTTGTGTTGTCTAAGATGAACCAGTTGTTAGCATGAGATGTATTTTTAACTAGTAGGAATGCAGGTTTAAATCCAACAGAAACTGTCACGCCATTTGTAGAATCACCTGTATAGCTTCCAAACTTAGAGTAGCCAGACTTCTCTGCCCAACAGTAGGCGATGTGGTCATCTCCATCATTTACGCTATTATTATTACCTAACCCAAATACACTGTTTGAAAACGCTGACAATTCCCAGAAAGGTGTGCCTGACGTAAATAATGCGCCAGAATCATTTAGTTGAAGTCTATGAGCGTCATTGGTTGTGATTGCAGAATGATAAACAATCCACCCACCAGTAGAAGATCGTGATTTGATAATTATAAAATCTGGTGTAGCTCCAAGTCCGTGACCTACCGTAGCTCCATCAGTGCTGTTACCAGTATAAGAAACAATCGAGAAGCCATAGGTATCATTATCCCGTACTGTGGAGGTTATCGAGCCATCAGTATTGGATACGTTGGAGTCTCCTGCTTTCCAACCCCAAGCAACCATTGACCTTCCATCAGACCAGTTGTTTGATCCAAAGCTAAAGCCATCGTCATCAAAAGAAGTAAGGAAAGTAGCACTCGTGGCTTCTGCATCTGTTGTATCAGATTGAAGGAATTTTGATGCGCCCCTGACGGAATCCATTAAGTGATGGCTTCCAGATGTGCTTCTTGCTTTTACCCATACAAGATCAGGCTTAAACCCCATTCCGGTTACAGATTGAGTACCAGTAGCCCTGAATAACACAGTATTGAACGCCTCAACCTCTGTATCGTCTTGGAAGTCTAAATAGAACCCATTCGTACCGTAGGTGACATCTGGAGTCTTAGCCACCCACACACCGTTCTTAAACTCACCGAACGCATCAGCATCGTAGGCTGTACCGTCTGTAAAGTGGACTTCGGCTTGATAACCATCAAATCCTTTATAAGCAGAGGCGTTACCATTGTCATTTATATTGTGGACAAAAGTAGAACTAACGTAAGTTTCTTCGTTTAAACCTATACTTACATTTTGAGTAACAGAAGTACTGACACCATTGACCCATAATTTTGCTCTATCTGCCTGTGTTGCTTCAGTAGAGTCAAAAGTAAATACAATATGATACCAAGCTGAAGGATCACGAAATACTGCTGTGGAATTGACTGTAATTACATTTCCAGAACTTGTTCTGTTGTTAAACTCAAAGACATGACTTGCATTAAAACCTAATCTAGACCTGTTATTTGTGTCAGCACCTTCAACCCCAAATAAATATCCTTCAGCAATATTCCCACGCTTAACCCAACCACTCCAAGTCCAAGTCTTGCGATTACCCGCAGACGCAGGAGTCCAACTCAGGTACGCAGAGTCATCATCGTTAAACCTTAGCGATCCATTGATGTTCTTAGGATAGAAGCCTCTTACTGAGCCTCTGTGTGCGCCACCTGCGGCAATAAGACTCACTTAGGCACCTGCACTTGTTGTTGCTGGAGTTGCACTGATATAGACATTTGTTCCATCTGGACTAAAGTAACTGACGAAATATTTACCTGCTGTGCTAATGGTAGTTAAATCACCTGAGTTAATGAATACAGTAGCCGCCGCACTAACAACATGACCACCTGAGTTATCTAAGAAGATGTTCCCGGATTGACCAGCAGTAATGTTCGTAAAGGTCAACGTGCCAGTTCCACTTGGTGTGCAGGAGAAGTTATTAGTGACATTCATATCAAACGACAGATCGTTGTCTGTAGTCACTGTGCCACGCATTGGTGCAGTAATAGTATCTGCTACATCCGCTTTGAGTGTATCAACATCATAGCCCTGTACTGTGACACCGATATCAGCATCCACTACGATAGTTGCATCGTATGCCTGTACATCAGTACCGATGACAAGACCTAAGTTAGTACGTGCTGTTGCCGCATTAGCTAAGTCAGATAGGTTATTAGATAACTGTGCGTAGCGAGCATCTGATTGTGTTTGTGTATATACGTTTGCAACATTAAACGCACCGTAAGCAACGATATCAACAATATCACCTGCGGCGGCACCTGTGGTTAAAACAATGTTAGTACCGGAAGTTGCAGTGAAGTCAGTCGTATTAACGAGCTTGACACCGTTGAGATATACATCGACATAGCCGACATCATAAGTGATTGCAAATGTAGTCTGGCTAGCTGTTGCTGTGTAAGTCTGACGAGAAGAAGTACCATTAATAGCACTACCTGCCGCAACCCAAGATGTGCCGTTATAAACACGCATCTCATCGGCAGTCGTATCAAAGTACAATGCACCAGTCAGTAGTGCGTCACCGTCATTGTCTAGCGCAGGTGAAGAAGACTTAGCACCTAAGTAGCGATCATCAAATGAATCATATGAAGCCGCCGCATCGTTGGCGGATGTAAGTGCATTACCGGCGTAAGTTGAGGCATTAGATTCTGATGTAGCGGCATTCGTTGCACTTGTAGCGGCATTCGTTGCACTTGTTGCCGCCGCCGCCGCACTGTCAGCCGCCTCTGTTGCAGAACCAAGGATTGTATCAACATAACCCTTACGAGTTAAGTCATCATCTGTAGTTGGTGTAGCAGTAGACGTTGCCTTGTTAGCACCTAAGACAATGTTACCTGTCATTGTTCCACCAGACAGACTTAACTTAGTCGCATCTTGTGTGTCTACATAATTCTTAGTGGCGGCATCTTGGTTCGCAGTTGGATCGCCAACACCTGTAATCTTGCTAGTACCCATCGCAATGGCACCAGTCATTGTGCCACCTGATAAGTTCAGCTTAGTTGCATCTGCTGTGTCTACGTATGTCTTCGTAGCCGCATCTTGTGCAAGTGTAGGATCACCTAAGCCAGTAATCTTATTCGTGCCCATTGCAATAGCACCAGACATGGTACCACCTGCAAGTGGGAGTTTAGTTGCAATGGAGTTTGTTACAGTAGTAGAAAAGTTAGCATCATCGCCTAATGCCGCCGCTAACTCATTCAGAGTGTCTAAAGCGGCAGGTGCTGAGTCAATGACATTTGCTACAGAAGTATCAACATAACCTTTAGTAGCCGCATCTGCTGTTGCTGTTGGAGTATCAAGACCTGTGATCTTGTTGGTACCCATAGCAATAGCACCAGACATAGTGCCGCCAGTAAGGTTCAGCTTCAGTGCGTCATTCGTATCGACGTAGTTCTTAGTAGCGGCATCCTGAGCATTGACAGGATCTGTGACGTTAGCAATGGTAGTACCAGTTACATCAAGCGTACCGTTGACTGTTACATTGTTGAATGTAGAAGTACCAGAGGACGCTGTGACGTTACCAGTTAAGTTACCTGCCACATTACCTGTGACATTTCCAGTTACATTGCCGGTGACGTTACCTGTGACATTGCCAGTCAGTGTTCCGGTGATACCAGTGTTAGCAGTTAGGTTAGTAAATGTACCAGCACCGGGAGTAGCACCGCCGATGACAGCACCATCAATTGTACCACCGTTAATGTCAGCAGAAGCAAGTGTAGCTTGACCAGTTGTCGTTACAGTAGTAAATGCACCAGCGGCAGGTGTAGAGCTACCAATGGTAGTTCCATCAATGCTACCGCCTGTAAGAGTAACTGCGGCAGAAACTAATGAGTCAATGTTTGCAGTACCATCAATGAACAGGTCTTTGAACTCAGCACCTATAGCACCAAGATCAATATCATCATCTGTGACAGGAACAATAGCACCGTCTTGTACACGGATCTGCTCAACTGCCGCACCAGCAATTTCAATAAAGAAAGAAATGCGGTTATTTGCTTCATCAACAAAGATTTTATTGAAGCCTTCTTCGCCCGCAATTGTAGTAATGTATGCGCCGTTACCTGTAGTGCCATCATGTGTGTGGCCTGTGCCTGCGGTAAACGCATCACGGAGTGCATTGAATTCAGCGTTTAAGGGTGCGGCTTTAACTACCTCACCTGAGATAATATCTGCTACTGACTGTCTGGTATAACCTGCCATTTACCTGCGATCTCCATATCCAAACAACAGCACGAATCCTTGGATTGCGTGGCTAGCGTTTGTATCGTTGGTTACATACTTAATTGAGATTGATGTTCCTGATCCTGAGAACGATGTTTTCGCTACAGGAGATGGGTTACCATCAAAAATAGCACCCGAATCATATAAGGCTTCATTATAAAATGCCGCCGCACCACGTGTTGTGATGTCATAGTTAGTTGGGTTTAGTACGTTAACGTCTTCGTAGTCGTACACGATACCCAGCACAATGTCTGCGTTACCTTCCGCTTTCAGGTACGTAGATAACTTTAAGAAGTTCTTACGTAACTCTGGATCACCGAAGTGGTAGAATGGGGTTTGGAACAATGAGAATATCTCCGTCCCATCAAAGCTAGTGCCAGACTCCTGTCTGTACACTTTGCCATTTAAGTCACCATGGACAACGAACTCATACTGACCAATGTATCCTGAGTCAGCGGCTGTTGCTGATATACCTAGCAACTGACCGAATTCAAATCCAATTCCACCATTCTGCTGTTGTCTCAATGCCCCAATCGCACCCTGCGAATCTGAAGCACCAAAGAAGAATCTAAACTGTGACTTCTGACGAATGACAACAGCATTCAAATCATCTAGGTCATTATTCAATACGATGTCGTTAAAGACTGACTGCACGTTCTTGGATACTGTTTCCAAGTTAACGTCACCAATCTTGTCAGTACCAGATACGGGGCGTAAGCCATCAGGTCCGATGAAGAGAAGGTCACCACCAAGCTCAATAACTGAGTCGGATGCAATACATCCTAAGTCGTTGGTTACCTGTAACAGTGAGAAGTCTGCGTTACTGTTACCTACAATTTTCTTAATGTTATTCGTGCCGAAGATGAATAACTCATCACGGAACGCTTTAATTTGTACAATTTCAAAGCCTACGTTAATGACACCAGCACCATTAGCTGGGCTAAAATCCGTTTCATTAAGAGGGGCTGAGTAGTGAAGCAGGTAAGGGTCAGATGATCCGCCCGCTAAGAAAAGATGGGATTTAAACTCAGTAACGTACTTAGGATCGGTGGGAGCGTTTGCATCTGTAATCTGAGTATATGTAGTCCCGTCATACTTAGACGCTGGATTCACCCCATCCGCCATTACAACTACTGGGCCAGACCAATTATGCTTGGAGAAACGTACCTTGTTTACCCCGGTCATTGTGGGGCTACCAGCAGTGGTAACAGCAACCCATGCTTCAGTTCCAGTATCCCAATAATGTAGATACTGACTGCCAGAAGATGGTCTACGGCAAGCTAGAATGCCATCGTTAATTCCGTTGAATACACAAATACCAAGGACTTTACCTAAGCCGGGTAAGCTAGGATATGCCTCAGTGAATCCACTGATCCTACGATAGCCACCTGTTACAGCAGGCTCATAGTTAATTAAACGTGTTGCACTGCCCGGTGATAACTGTCCCTGAGAAAGGACATCACGGTTAGTGTTGAGTCCGCCTTCACATGAGACTGTGTATATCTGTAGCTGATCAGCCATTACAGAACTCGTGTAGGCAGATAGGCATTAAATACTGTGCGTGGATTATAAGTAGAGCGCAAAGATAAGTTATCATCAACAAGTACACGACGCATCATCTTGATGCCCTCAACGAAGTCATTCTGATGGACTGCCGCACTTTGTTCATTAGAACGGAAACGCATCATGTACATCATTGCACCATCAATGACAACGTGAATAAAACGATCTGGGATTACGCACACATCACCAAAGGCAGTCATGCTTGTAGGGAATGTCCAGTACTTATATTCAATGACGTATGAATCATCTGGCACTGGAGTTACACCAAACTTTTCTTCTTGCGTCTGATACACACGAAGTGGGACACCAATACCTGATCCGCTATCACCAGTGTCATCACCGGGGCGATACGTCTCAAGATACTCAGTGTAGGGAATAACAGCTAACCTGCGTGGCTGATTGCTCTTGTCAGCAAGTTGCTTAATGTAGAATGATTCCCAGTCTACTGAAGAAATGTCCGCTGGGAAATCATACGTTCCCGTTCCAGCAGTTAGTGTTTGTTCATAGGTAGTTAATGTAAAAGGCCACTCCTGTGCAGATTGAATAATCTTACGAACAGAAGAGTTAACAGAATCTTTGGCAAGAGCCTGTACATTACGAACAGTTCCAAAATCATCTTGGTCAATAGTGACCTCATTCAGACGACGGAGAAGTTCATTTGTAATGTTTAGAAATGTAGCCATTTATATTAAACACCTTGGAAGGAAGAAAGGGGGCCGAAGCCCCCAGACTTATTTAGGCAATCTGATCACGAACAACTTCGTCAGCACCAGTAGGTGCTTCTTCAACAGAAACAACGATTGCCCATACACGAGCAGTTGATGTTGCTGATGGAGCGTCAGTAACAGTTACTGTTGCATCCAATGTGTCCGCACTAGCGATAACGCCTTGCGTTTGAGTACCAAACACATAAGAGCCAGCCGCCAAAGCGTCGATGGTTGTATCTGCCATGAAGTCAGTTGTACCATCGGTTACTTTGAGATCCATGTCAGTTGAGTCGTTAGTGTCGAGCAATTCAACACCTGCCGCCAAAACAAGCGTACCTGCTTCGACTGCTGGACCCGCAACTGTGCCAGTAGCAACAGGAAGCTCAACTTCCTTTTGGATCATAATTGCTTGGGAAAGCAATGATTGAGATTTAGTAGCCATTGATAAATCCTCCTATTAATAGCCAGTTTGGTAACGTAAAGTTACGAGTGACTCTGGACGAAGGATCTTACGACCATACAGGTGCATACCACGAACGATGTCAGCAAAGCTGTCTGGATCACGGTAAGTTTCAGTTTTGTTGATCTGCTGAGCAGTAGCAACCGCTGAATCGTGACCAGCTACGATTACACCGTAGTTAGTCGCCTGTGGAGTTGTAGAAGCAACTGCCGCACCAGTACCAACCGCAGGAAGGTTGTTAGAAACGTATACACGGAAGCCGTGCAAGTTGTTAATAACAAGACCGTTCTGAAGACCAGAACCACCGAAGTCAGAATTGAACAAGTTAGAGCTTTCGTCTTTCAACATCTCAGCGTAGATTGGATCAATAACAATCCAACGGCCTTGAGTGTCAACGAACTGCTGGTCTAACAGACGGCCCATACGAGCGATAGCCTGCAAAGGAGAAGCAGAAGTTGTAGCAACTGCGTCCGCACCCGGAAGGCGTGGAACGATTGGAAGTGCTTCGCCAGCATCTCCACCAGTTACGTTGAAGTCAGATGCGTCCAGCTTCATTGAAGCCAACAACTCATCAGTACCAGCAGTTGCAACAGCAACAGTACCGTTTACTTGATCGTTGACAGTACCAGCGGCTGTGTGCAGTGCAGACTGCTTGTAGCCAGAAAGGTAGCCAAGGACTTCTTGGTCATACTGGTCACGTAGGCGATAAGCCGCACGATCAGTAGCCATTTGCATGAAGTTCACATGTGAATGCGCTTCTTCAATGTCGTCCATCTTGAAAGCAAAGTAGTTAGCTTTGTCGATGTTCAGAGTGAAATCTTCGTCATCCAGATTCTGCGCTGTGATCTGTGAACCACGAGCGTAAGACTGAACTGAAATTTCAGGCTCTTTGATGATCTTCACTGAATCACCCATTTGAGCGATTTCACCGAAGTAGTCGTTGTTAGTTACGTCTTCAACAACTGAAGACTTACGGAAAGCAAGCTGTACCTGCTTTGAGTAGATTACGGGGCTAAAGTTACCATTAGGTAGGTTACCGTAGCCCGCCGCAGATGTAAATGCCATGATGACATCTCCTTGATTGCATAGGGTTAAGGTTATGTGTAACTTCGCAAGAGGCCATCTAACATCAGGGTGGTAAGCTCACCGGCCAAAGTGATCATACGGCCTGAGTAGTTTGGGTGTTCTGTGAAGGTGGAATTAGGATTCGTGTCATTATAAGAACTGGCAGGAACTTATAACAACACGTTTCCATACTCCTGTATTACTGCGGGTGTCCTTGCGGAGGCCGCATATTAATGTTTTGTGGACATAGTTATATCCAGAAAATATTATATGTCAACACTTTTATCGTGCTGAGCCAGATAAATCGTAAATAAACTTACCTGTGCGTTGGGCATCTAGAATTTCTTCTTGCATTTTTTCATACTGTTGGGCAGTCATACGGTTAACATCTGACTCCTTTATGTATGATTTAGTTTCATCGCTCTCAGGGGAGGAACGCTCAGAGCGAGTGCCTACAGCCTTAGCCGCATCCTTACTCTTAGATGACTTAGCTTTTGCTGTGATACCCATGTCTGCTTTGTACAAATCAATTGCACGTGCGGCAGATACTGCATCACTATCGTTATCATACAGCGCATCCATTACCCACTTAGGTTGTTCCTCAACCCAGTTATGGAATTCATCGCTGTCACGAATCTCATCAAAGTCCGGATGCAACCGCATGAGTTCAGCTTCCGCTTTCTCTTTCTGTGCTTCCTGCTTCATCTCATCAATTTGTCTGAACTTAGATTCAAACTCAGAGGCTTGTTCCTTAGCTTTCTTCATTGCGATTGTTTCTACAATCTGAGCAACATCAGGATACTGCTCCATCCAAGAAGCTAGTTCTTCCTCTGACTTAGGGTACTTGATTTCTTTCCTAGTTGAAGCTTCTAGTTGAGACTTAAGATCGTCAATTTGTTTTTGAAAGTCTGACTCTTTCTTTTGGGCATGTCTACGAAGATCACCGTAGCGTTTCTTAAACGTCCTTTCTTCAGCAGACTCAGGCTCAGGGCCATCATCTACCTGTTCTTCTTGTGGTTCGCTAGATTCTTCTTCTTGCTGTTGTCCTTTCAGCAAAGCCTCTAACTCAGCTTCCTCTTCTTCAATCCGCTTTTTATTAGCGTTACGCTTTGCAAAGCCAGATGCGACTTTTACTTGTTCGACTTTTTCAGTCATTTCAGTTGTAGTTGTAGACATTGTTTCATCCTTTGTCTGGGGCTAACGGTAGCTTTTTAGGGCGTTAGGTTTGCCAGTTTATGATACGGCGTTAGGTACGGGGTGCCGCAATCCCCTTCTTAGGTTGGCGAAGCATGGATAGAAAACTAACGAAATCTGGTCCCATGATTTTGCCTATGATTACTCCAAGATCTGAATCAACAGACCTGCGAAGAACTTCCTTTTCTTTTTCATCTAACTGCAAGTACTGATCTTGCATGTAATCAAATTGATCTTGTTCAAACTTCATGAAGGTGCCTTCCTGTTAAATTAGCAATTTGCCCAAAGACAAATACTCCGCTGTACATAATACCATTTCCAAGGGCAGACTTGAAGTTTAATTTTTTGTTGTGTACGTGGTACTCATAGCATTCTTGCATAACGGATGTCCAGAATTTAGACTTTGTTTTTAGCAACGTGTTCGCTAACAACTTGCCCCAAACGTCGTACCCATCTCGCCACCACTGAGGTTGCTTCATGTGCCAACTATGCATCTTAGCAAGTTCTTTTTTATTGCTCCATAATCCGTGCTCGACCATCTTAGTACAGCAATACGTACCTTCTCCCGCAGAGCTACTACTACCTGTGTCCGCTTCTATCTCAGCCTGACTACGGGATGTTACAGGAGTTCCATCTCTCGATGTTACAGTAGAGCCGCTACTAGATGTCACAGTGGAGCGTTCACTCTTCTGCTGTACACCATCGTTGTTACTATCGACAAATGCACCCTGTCGTGTATTACCGCTGGCATCCGTGTAAGACTTTCCTGTCACATTGGTTGTTCTTCCACCTTCACTCTGGAAAGATACTGTCTCTCCGGGTGCTACACTGCGTGAACCAATTGCCGATTGTGTAGTAACTGTTCGTGATGGTTGTGTAGCCGCAGTTAATGCCTGCTCTGTTAACGAAGATCTGGCAGGCTGTGCTTTATCGGCAAGCATAGCGGCGGCTTGCTCACGAGTCACATTAAGATCACTTGCAAGTTGATCAATCTCACGAGAACTATATCCACCTCGTAACGCTTCCGGAGACGAGACACGAGGGCTGTACGCAGTAGGTGCCGTAGTCAATCCTCTCATTTTTTCTTCTTCACCAACAGCGAAGTCAAATAGAGAATCCGCTCGTGGGGCAGTAGGTGAGGTGCCAGCCGCTGGAGCAGTACCAAATCCTGTGACTGTACGATCACCCATGACCCCACGTCCTGTGGCATCCATAAACGTAGCCTCTTCGACCATGTCACGGTATGCCTGTGGGTTAGATGTTGCTAGACTCTGTCCGTATGTACTTCTAACAGCCTGCTCTACACTACCTGTTAATCCAGAAATAGAGGTAGAAGCTTCTCTAGTAGTAGAAACTCCTGTCTTTGGATCAATGTCGGTAACGGGAGGTCCGGTTTGAATCATACCGCCAGAAGCAGTAATAGCTGATGCTAGACCCGGACTCATTCCAGATAACACGCCATTGGAAATGGAATCCCCAACATCTCTTTCTGACATAGTGAATGCACCAGTCTGTTCTAAGACAGCGGCTAATGTTGGATTATTCTGCGCAATAGTAGGACCAACAGTATCTTTTAATTCTTTCCCTGCCTTATACGCCTTATAAGCACCGACGGCAAGTCCGGGTAGGCTTCCGGTAACTGCGCTGACAGCCATGCCAGCCATCACTTTTTTCATACGAGAATCGTATGTGTCAACAGCTTTTCCGATAGAACCGCTGGGGTTAATTGCAGATATGGCCCGTGCCGCACCCATGATAGGATCTACACTAGGTGTAGTAGCTGTTGGTCCATCTCCGCCGTCGTCACTTACTTTTGCGGTAGGAACGCCAGTGGTTGTTTCCGGTATCTTTGCTGGATCATATAAAGTAAATCCTTCCGGGATAGGGGGGAATGCCGTGCCATTAATAAAGGTAAAGGTACGGATCTCTCCGTTTGGTCCTATGTATTGTTTAGTCTCATATGTAGGAACCCCGCCTGCTCCTTCTCCACCCGGTGTAATTACAGGTGCTGTAGGTAGCTCTGTGCCAACTGTGGGCGCAGTAACACCCGGAGGAAGGAACTGACCCCCAGTCATCTGAGAATAAATTTGACCTGCCTGTTGTTCTGGAGTAGTAGTTTGTCCCGCCAATCCACCGACTTGGAACTCAGCTACTTCATCATCTTTATCTAAATCTTCAATAAAGGAATCAATGTCGGAATCAAAATCTGTTTCATCATCCATGGTAGCTTCTTCAGAGTTGCCCATCTGCCCCATAGCTTCCATCTTAGCCAGACCTTCTTTCGCCATGTCTCGCATCTTCATGATGTTCTCAAGGCCAATGTATCTTACGACATCTGCGGGAAGTACAAATTCACCTTCACTAAGTTTAGCGTCAATGTCATCACGGACTTCTTCTTTAAGTGATCCGTTAGGTACATCATTACCGGATACTGGATCGACTGAAC